CCTAGAAGGTTTTGAAGATACTGATGAAAAAGGACAAAAAACAGGTATTGCCATACCTTATGTGGTCACAATAGATCATCCTAGCGGTAACATTTTAAGTATTCGTAGAAACTATTACGAAGAAGACCCTAAAAAAATTAGACGTATGCACTTTGTGCATTATCAATATTTACCTGGTTTAGGCTTTTATGGGTTTGGTTTGATACATATGGTTGGTGGCTTGGCTAAATCTGCCACTTCCATTCTTAGACAATTAGTTGATTCAGGAACTCTCTCCAATCTTCCTGGCGGTTTAAAGGCAAGAGGTTTACGCATTAAGGGTGATGATACCCCCATCATGCCTGGTGAGTTTCGAGATGTTGATGTGCCTGGTGGTGCTATAAGAGACAACATAACTTTCTTACCTTACAAAGAGCCGTCAGGAACTTTGTATCAACTATTACAAAACATAGTTGAAGAAGGCAGACGTTTTGCCAGTATTTCGGATATGAAGATATCTGACATGAATAATCAAGCTCCTGTTGGTACAACCTTAGCTTTGTTAGAAAGAAATCAAAAAGTTATGTCAGCAGTACAAGCAAGACTTCATGCTGCTATGAAAAAAGAATTAACTATATTAGTTGGCATTGTTAAAGACTTTACTGATCCTAGTTATCCCTATGAAACAGACGAAGAAGAATTTATCAAAAGAGAAGATTTTGATGAACGAGTAGATGTCATACCTGTTTCTGATCCTAATGCTGCTACGATGGCACAAAGAATTATGCAGTATCAAGCTGCTATGCAATTAGCACAAGCATCACCTGATATGTACAACTTGCCTGAATTACACAGACAAATGCTAGAAGTCTTAGGTATTGATAATGTGGATGAAATTATTCCAGATAATGAAGATATCAAACCAGTTGATCCAGTGACAGCAGTCCAAAACTTAATTAATGGCACTCCTGTTAAAGCCTTTGTACAACAAGACCACGAAGCACATATAGAAACTATAGCAGCAGCTCAAGAAAATCCAGAGATTGCAGCTACCTTACAACAAAGTCCAAATGCTCCAAGCATACTAGCTGCAGCTTCAGCTTATGTTAATGAGCACTTGACTATGAAGTATAGAAAAGAAATCGAAGCTGAAATGGGTGTTGAGTTACCACCAGAAGGCGAACCGCTACCTGCAGATGTTGAAAAACGTATTTCTAGTCTAGTGGCTGAAGCAGCTAAACGAGTTTTAGGAACATCGCAACAAAGAGCTGAACAAGAAAGAATACAAGCTCAACAACAAGACCCATTGATACAAATTAAAGAAAGAGAGATTGCTGTTAAAGAAGCTGAGGTTCAACGCAAAGCTAAAGAAGATCAAGCTAGACTACAGTTAGATTCAGCTAAAGCTGCTAATCGAGATGCTATTGAGAAAGAAAGAATATCTACTCAAACAGAAATAGCAGGAGCTAAAATAGGACAGCAAATTGCTAGCGATCTGCTAGAAAACGAACAGCTTCAAGATAAAAAAGCTGTAGAAGATTTTATGAAAGGTGTTGACATAGCTAAAGATATAGTCAAAGATAGCACCATAGATGAGTAATGAAATCACTGAGCTATCACTTTCAGAACATTTGAAAGTTAAATTTAGTGAAATCAAGAAAGATTATAACAATCATTTAGGTTCAGGAGCTTGTAGAGATTTTTCTGAATATCAAAAAATGGTTGGTATTATCGAGGGTATAAACCTCGCAGAACGAGAACTTTTAGATTATATGCAAAGGTTCTTGGAGACATAGGAACTCGACTCCTAAAGTCGTGCAAAATATGAGTGAAGAAGCAAAAAAAATACCAGAACCCGAAAGTATAAAAACTCCTGAAATTGACAAAGATGTTAAAAGTCAACTACCAGTTCCGACTGGTTGGAAGATTTTGATAGCTATGCCAAAAGCAGATGAGAAAACTGAAGGTGGTATTATTAAAGCTACATCGACAGTACAAGATGAAGAAATAAGTAATATCTGTGGTTATGTTTTAAAACTAGGACCTGAGTGCTATAACGACACAAAAAGATTTCCTAACGGAGCTTGGTGTAATGAAGGCGATTGGGTTGTGTTTAGAGCTTATTCTGGCACTCGCATGAAAATGTATGGACAAGAGTTTCGTTTAATTAATGACGATACTGTGGAAGCAGTAGTTGATGACCCAACAGGAGTTGTTAGAGCATGAGTGAAACGCAAATTATTAACGAAGAACCAAACATTCCTGAGACTCAACCTCAGTCTCAAGAAGATAAGTTTTTTGGACAAACTACTGAAATCAGTAATGAAATACCAGAAGGCTTAGAAGTAGAGGTAGTTGACGATACTCCAGAGGAAGATCGTAGACCAAAAAAAGCTGAAGATACTACACCTGATGTTGATGATGAAGCATTAGATCAGGAAATATCTGATTACAGCAAAAGAGCAGGTGATAGGATTTCTAAAATTAAGTATGAATATCACGAAGAACGTAGAGCTAAAGAAGCTGCAACTAGAGAATCTCAAGAAGCAGTAAAAAGACTACAAACTCTTATGACCGAAAATCAAAGGCTACAAGCCATGATTGACCAAGGCGGTGAAGTCCTTAACAAACAAGCTTACAATAATGCTTTATGGGCAAAACAAAACGCTCAAGCAGCATTTAAAAAAGCTTACGAAGAAGGTAATGCCGATGAGATGACAAAAGCACAAGAGATGCTAGCAAAAGCTACTCTGGCTGAACAACAGTCATCGCAAGTTGCTGAATCTGTACAACAAGAAATTGTCAAACAGATGCCTGCACCAGAACAAAATCAACCACAAGTTGATCCTGATATGCAAGCTTGGGCACAAAAAAATCCTTGGTTTATGGGTACAGAACCTGTGCACAAAGAAATGACTTCATATGCTATGTATGTGGATCAATCTTTGCAAGCAAGAGGTATAGACCCTGCAGCTAAATCAGAAGAATATTATTCGGAAGTAGACAAAGAAATGCGTCAACGCTTCCCATCTTTTTTTGGTGTGCCATCTTCTCAACAAGAAATTGTTGAAGAAGTTGAAACAACGAAACGACAACCATCAACAGTTGTTGCATCCGCAACGAGGGATAGCGGTAACAAAAAACCCACGCAAATACGTCTGACTCAGACTCAAGTTAAGGTAGCTCGACAACTTGGTATTAGTCCTGAGCAGTATGCAAATCAATTATTGAAGGAGACTTAAATGTCAGAAGAAAACAACACTACAAACGTGGAGGAAGTTTCTGCTGATTCTTCTCCTGAAAACCAAGAGCGTACTCCTAGAGAGAACGATAGTCGAGAGACTACTCAGCACACAGAAAGCTGGGAAAATTCTGCTAATTTACCAACACCAAATCCGCAAGATGGCTGGGTATTTAGATATATTAGAACTGCTCTATTAGGGCAAACTGATAATCCAAATGTCTCCAGACGTTTTAGGGAAGGGTGGCAACCTTGCCGATTAGAAGATCATCCAGAACTACAAATACATATGATGGATCATGCTTCGGAATGGGCTTCAAAAGGAAACATAGAAATTGGTGGACAATTGTTATGCAAAATGCCTGCAGAAAAAGCGAAAGCTAGAGATAAACACTTTGCTGAACTAGCAAAATCTCAAATGGAATCTGTAGACAATGTGTATTTCAAAGATCAAGATAATCGAATGGCGACCAAACAAGTGTTTGAACGCAAATCGAAAACAACTTTTGGTAAAGATTCTTAGGAATCTTTTTAAAATTAATTGATGTTGAGTTAATTCTCAACGTATAAAAGGAGACAATTATGTCATCAAGTGCTACTCCTCACGGAGCAAGACCCACTGGTACAATTGTTGGAAGTCCTTATCAAGGAAAAGTTACTCATTACAAAATTAAAAATGCTTTTGGCACATCAATATTTTTTGGTGATTTTGTAAAATGGGGTGACGACAACCCTAATACTACTATCCAAAAGGATACTGGTACTACAGCTTGTACACCTATTGGTGTTTTTCTTGGTTGTGCTTACACCGATCCTACCACAGGTCAATTCACTACAAATCAATATTATCCAGCTTCTACAGCTGCAGATGATATTGTCGCATATGTTGCTACTGACCCATTTATACTAATGCAAATGCAATCAGACGAAGCTCTTACTCAAGACGATCTTGGTAAGAATTTTGCGGTGGTTCAAACTGCAGGAAGTACAACAATAGGGACTAGCAAAAATGCTGTCGATGGGAGCACGGCTGCTACCACCGCTACACTACCTTTAAAACTCGTTGACTTTGTTGACGGACCAGATAGTGCTGTAGGTGATAGTTTTACAGACGTGCTAGTTATGTTTAATGTTGGACATCAGTTGCTAAATACAACTGGTATAGGTTAAGGAGACTAATTATGGCTGCTATATCAAGAGCACAAGAGCTTAAACAGCTCCTTCCAGGATTAAATGCGTTGTTTGGCGAAGAATACGCTACATACGAAAATGAGCATGAAGAAATTTATGTAACTGAAAACTCTGAAAGAAGTTTCGAGGAAGAGTTAAAGTTATCTGGTTTCGGAGCTGCTCCAGTCAAAGATGAAGGATCAGCTATCAGTTATGATACTGCTCAAGAATCTTTTGTAGCACGTTACACTCACGAAACTATTGCAATGGGATATTCTATTACTGAAGAAGCCATGGAGGATAACCTCTATGTATCTTTATCAGGTAGATACACTAAAGCATTAGCTCGTGCTATGTCTTACACAAAGCAAGTCAAAGCTGCTTTTCCATTAAACAATGGATTCAGCACTACTTTTTCAAGTGGTGATGGTGTAGCTTTATTCAGTACAGCTCACCCGTTAGTAAACGGAGGCACTAACAGTAACAGACCTTCTTCAGGTGCTGACTTGAATGAAACATCTTTAGAAGATGCAATTATTCAAATCGGTAAATACACTGATGAAAGAGGTCTTAAAATTGCTGCTAGACCTGTAAAACTAATAGTACCTTCTGATCTTCAGTTTGTTGCTACTAGACTTTTACAAAGTGACTACAGAGTTGGAACTGCTGATAACGATGTTAATGCTATCAAAACAAATGGTGTGATTCCTGAAGGATACACAGTTAATCATTATTTAACTGATACTAATGCCTTCTTTATCACTACAGATGTTCCTGATGGTATGAAACATTTTGTTAGAAGTCCTATGACTACATCTATGGATGGAGACTTTGACACTGGTAATGTCAGATATAAAGCTAGAGAAAGATACTCATTTGGAGTTTCTGATCCTCTAGGAATATTTGGTTCACCAGGTAGCTCGTAAATTTAATTAAGGAGACTCCTTCGGGGGTCTCCTTTTTTAGCATCTAGGGATTCTTATATTTGTCTATCAACTGCCCTAGCAGACAATTGCCAAGATGATAGATTTTTTTCCTAAAGGAGGAAATTATGGCTAACACAACTTTTAATGGACCAGTTAGAGCCGAAGGTGGTTTTAAGGTCATTTCAAAAAATTCAACTACAGGAGCAGTTTCAGATGTAGCTACTATAGCTTCAACTGGAATCGTTACTAACAAATATCAAAAACACGTTGGCTTTGCCACAGGGGTAACAGTAAACACAACAGCAGGTGATTCTCCTGCTATTGGAGAGTTTACTCAACCTGCCAATACAATTATTACTGATATTAAAATTTTCTGTGATACTTCTCCAGTTATTGGAACTGGTGATATAGGATATGAAGTCGGTACTTCAAGTTCAGGTGCACAAATTGTTGCAGCAGTAACTGATGAGATACTTGATGGCGGTACAACTGTTGTTGAGCATAATGTAACTACTACAACTTTAGTCACACAAACTCAAAGTGGTACTACAGCACCAGCTTCTGTGCAATATACAGACACTGCAAGAACAATTTTCTGCAACATTACTAATACAGTAGATGCTACAACAGCAGGATCATTTACGTTCATTATTGAATACGTTCAAATAGCGTAAGGAGTAAACTATGGCTGATGCAGTAACTTCACAAACCATCATAGATGGTGAAAGAAATTGCGTTATGAAATTCACAAATGTCAGTGATGGTACTGGCGAATCCGCAGTAGCTAAGGTAGATGTATCTGCCTTGGCTTCTAATTCTGCAGGCACAGCTTGTTCAGAAGTTAGAATAATGCGAGTTAGTCATGCTATTGTTGGTATGTCAGTTCAACTATTTTTCAATGCTACAACTAATGTTATAGCTATGGAGTTAGCAGAAAGTAGTAACGGACATATGGATTTTAAATCATTTGGTGGTATGCCAAATAACGCAGGGAGTGGTAAAAATGGAGACATTCTTTTTACTACAAAAGGACACAGTTCAGGCGATACCTATTCTATAGTTTTAGAAATGGTAAAAGTTTATTCTGATTAATAACGAGGAAAATTATGGCTAAAGTTAAAAATTACATAATATCTGAAACAGGTGAATTTCCTCCACAATACAAAGTATTACATCTAGAGGAGGATGGAATCTATCGACCAGTTTTTGGTCCTGATCCCGATCTAGCAGATGCTGAACGTAAATGTGGAGAAATGAACGGAGATAGAGCAAGAAATGCAAAAGGGCAGCTTGTTGCTGATGATCCTTCTACTCCAGATATTAACGAAGCTTACGTTGGTGGTAAAAAACCATCAAAAAAGAAAACAAAAAAACCAGCAGCTAAAAAAAAGGCTAAGTCTAAAAAAGCTGCTTCTAACTAAAGGTGAATAAAATGGCAGGAAAAAAAAGTAAATACATGGCAGGTGGTGGTAAATCTACTAAGTATATGGCTGGTGGCGGTAAGTCCACTAAATACATGGCTGGTGGAGGAAAAACTCCTAAAGTAGAAATGTATAAAGACTACGTTCAAAGAATGTTTGGTGGCGGAGGAACTGGCACTAAAGGCAGAGCTATGGGCGGTCCAGGTCTTAAAAGAAATAAATAGCTAGTGAATAGTATTTATTAAATATTTTTGTGACCAAAAGAAAACGAGAAACGCCTATACCTAAAACAACAAAAGGTAAAGGTGCAAATTATCGTGCTACTAAGTCTGGTGCTGGTATGACCAAAAAAGGAGTTGCAGCATATCGCAAAGCAAATCCTGGTTCAAAATTACAAACAGCAGTAACAGGTAAAGTAAAAAAAGGCAGTAAGGCAGCTAAACGCAGAAAGTCTTACTGTGCACGATCTTTAGGTCAATTAAAAAGAAGTTCGGCTAAAACTAGAAATGATCCAAATTCTAGAATTAGACAAGCTCGCAGAAGATGGAAGTGTTAAATGGTAATGTCTAGAACAACAATGCGGAATCAGATTACAAAAGCTCCCGCATCAAAAAAGAAAACTGTTAAAACCACTCCTTCAGGAATAACTATAACCAGAATTAAAAAAAATAATTAATGGCAACAAGCGGCACACATACATTTAATTTAGATTTAAGCGACATAATGGAAGAAGCTTATGATTTAGCTGGCGTAGAATTACGTTCAGGTTATAGCTATATGGGTGCTAAACGTGCTTTAAATTTAATTTTTTTAGAATGGCAAAATAAAGGCTTAAATCTTTGGACTATAGAACAAGGCACAGTTAGTTTAACAGCAGGTACAAATACATATAGTTTAGATAGTTCTGCTATAGAAGTTGTAGATGCTTTTATAAGAACAGATGCTAGTGACGTTAATAAACAATTTGACCAAAGATTAAATAGAATATCTAGAACTGAATACAATCATCAAGCTAATAAATTAAATCAAGCTAAACCTACGCAATTTTTTATAGATAAAAACACAGGCACAATACAAATAACTTTGTGGTCTACTCCAGACGATGCTGATACTTATACTTTAGTTTATGACTACATACAAAAAATAGAAGATGCTGGGGTCGCAGCAAGTAATAATGCAGATGTACCTGCTAGATATTTACCTTGTTTAACTTATGCTCTAGCATATAATTTAGCTTGTAAATATCCTGAAACTCAACAAAGAGTACCAATGATTAAACAAAGATATGATGAACTATGGAATGAAGTAAGTGATGCTGATAGAGAAAGAGCATCAGTAAGATTTGTACCAGATATAGCAACTTATAGATAATGGCATACGCAAGAGGTAAAAAAGCTTTAGGTCAATGTGATCGATGTGGTTTTACTTATAAACTTACCGAACTTAAATATGAAATATTTGATAGCAAAAGAAATGGCTTGAGAGTTTGCTATGATTGTTTAGATGAAGATCATCCACAATTAAAATTAGGAGAACTTAATATAGTTGATCCGCAAAACTTATATAATCCTAGAGTAGATACAGGTGAAAAAGAATCCACTTCTTATGTAGCATTTAACCCTGTAGGGGGTGGTGTAACAGAATTTGGTTCTAGTACAATGGGTTTAGACATTACAGCAGAGTTAGGAAAAGTTAAGGTAGTAATAACATGAGTTGGACTTTTACAACATTAAAATCAGCAATACAAGATTATACTCAAAACACTGAGTCTACTTTTGTTTCTAACTTACCTACTTTAATAGTACAAGCTGAAAATAGAATAGTAAAATCTGTAGAGCTACCAAACTTTAGAAAAAATGTAACAGGTACTTTAACTTCAACTAATCCTTATTTATCAGCACCTACGGATTATTTGTATCCATTTTCTTTAGCTGTATTAGATAGTGATAGTAACTACAGTTATTTATTAAACAAAGATGTAAGTTTTATAAGAGAAGCGTATCCCTCTGCAAGTACAACAGGCACGCCTAAATTTTATGCTCAATTTGATGATGATACTTTTATTGTAGCTCCCTCACCAAGTTCAGCTTTAACAGTAGAGTTGCATTATTTTTATAAACCTACTTCAATAACTGCATCAACAGATGGCACAACTTGGCTAGGTACAAATGCAACAGAAGCTTTGTTATACGGATCACTAGTTGAAGCTTATACTTTTATGAAAGGTGAGCCAGATATTTTGGCTGGATATGAAAATAGATTCAAAGAAGCTTTAGGTAAGTTAACATTAGAATCTGATGGATATAATCGCAAGGATGCCTTTAGAGATGGGCAAAGAAAAGTAGATGTTTAATGTCGATATAAAGAGCACAATAGGACAAGTTGGTGTAAAAACAACACAAAATACAGGTTTGACTCCTGAGTATTGGACAGAACGTATTATGGAAAGATTAGTTCAAGTTAGTGATAATGCTGATCCTTTAGTGCAAGCTCAAGCAAGAGCTTTTAAAGACAATATTGAAAAAGTTATTTTATTATATATGAGGCAAGCTATAGCTAGTGATAGAAGCACAGTAGCAGGTCTTTTAGAAAAACAAGGTCATTGTAAAATGGCTGAAATTATAAGGAGGCTGTAATGGCAATATCTCAAGCAATGTGTACTTCTTTCAAAAAAGAATTAATGGAAGCAAAACACAATTTTTTAAACTCTGGCGGTAATGATTTTAAATTAGCGTTATACACTAGTTCTGCATCTTTAGGAGCAGGTACGACAGCATATACTACTTCTAACGAAGCAAGTGGCACTAACTACACAGCAAAAGGTGCAAGTTTAACTAGAGTTGATCCAACAACATCAAGTACAACTGCATTTACTGATTTTGCTGATTTAACTTTTAGTAGTGCTACAGTCACTGCTAATGGTGCATTAATTTTTAACGACACAGCTTCAGGTGATCCTGCGGTATGTGTATTGGCTTTTGGTGGTGATAAAACTTCTACAAACGGAGATTTCACAATACAGTTTCCAACTGCTGATGCAAGTAATGCAATTATAAGAATAGCTTAATTTGAATGGCTAATGTAACTGGCTGGGGTAGAGGCACTTGGGGTGAAGGTGCTTGGAGTGAAGAAGCACCAGTTGTAGTTACAGGAGTTAGTGCTACTTCTGCTGTAGGCACAGTAGTACAAAGAACTTCAAACACTATTGCAGCTACTGGTTTAGCAGGAACTTCTGCTTTAGGTAGTGAAACTGTAGTAGCTGAAGCTGTACAAGCAGTTACAGGAAACGTAGGAACTTCTGCTTTAGGTGATGAAACAGTCACTGCAGGAGCATTAATTGCTGAAACAGGAGTAGCAGGAACTACCGCATTAGGTAATGCTATAACTGCTGGAGCAGCAGTAACGGGTGTATCTGCCGTAGCTTCTACTTCTTCTTTAGGAGATGAAACAGTAACAGCTGGTGCGGTAATAGTTGCAACAGGATTAAGTGCAACTTCTGCTTTAGGAACTATAAGTTTAGTTACTGTAAATAATTTATCCATAACAGGATTAGTTGGCACAACTAGTTTAGGCGATGAAACTGTTATAGCTAAAGCTATTATTTTACCTACAGGTAATGTAGGAACATTTGGTGAACCTTCTGTTAATGTTTGGGGTCTGGTTGACACAAGTCAAACACCAAACTATTCAGAAGTATCTACTTCACAAACACCTAATTGGCAAGAAGTAGCTTAATAAAATTTAACGAGGAAAAGATATGGCAACATATGTAAATGATTTAAGACTTAAAGAAATAGCGACTGGAGATGAGTCGGGTACTTGGGGTACGTCTACTAATACTAATCTTGAATTAATTGCTGAAGCATTTAGTTTCGGTACAGAAGCTATTACTACTAATGCAGATACTCATACTACAACCATAGCTGATGGGTCTACTGATCCAGGCAGATCAATGTTTCTTAAATACACAGGTACGTTAGATTCGGCTTGTACTATAACTATTGGTCCTAACACTGTTTCTAAACTTTGGTTTATAGAAAATGGTACAAGCGGTTCACAAAATATAATAATGAGTCAAGGTACTGGTGCAAATATAACTATACCACCAGGAGATACTAAAATAATTTATTCTGATGGTGCAGGTTCTGGTGCTGCTATGGTAGATGCTTTTGCAAGTATTTCTGCTGTAGATTTAAAAGTACAAGACGATCTAACAGTTACGGATGATGCCTCAGTAGGTGGTGATTTAGCTGTAACAGGTGCAGTAACAGGTGGCACAATAAATGGTGCAGGAATTAAATACAATATTACTAATTTTTCAAACAGCTTATTAATTAGTAATGATGCGGGCACAGGCACGTTAGATGCTGCTTCAAATAATACAGGTTTTGGTCATGAAGTTTTTGATGATTTAACAAGCGGTGATGATAATACAGGTTTAGGATATTTAGCTCTTACAAAACTTACAACAGGTACAAGAAACACAGGTCTAGGCAGAACTGCATTAGAAAATACTACAACCTCTTCTAATAACACTTCGGTTGGTTATGCTTCTTTAGCACAAAATTCTACAGGTGCTAGTAACACTGCGTTAGGTAGTTTAGCTTTAAATTTAAATACGACAGGAAATAATAACGTAGCTATTGGTAAAGATGCACTAGCAGCAAATACCACAGCCAGTAATAATGTAGCTATTGGTTTAGATGCTGGAACAGCAAATACTACTGGAGCTGAAAATGTTGCAATAGGTCAAAATGCTTTTGCAGCAAATACAACTGGTGGACAAAATGTTGCAATTGGTGGTGGAGCATTAGACGCTAACACAACAGCAAGTAATAACACAGCGGTTGGTTATGCTTCGTTAGGAGCAAACACTACAGGAACACAAAACACCGCAGTAGGTCATGGAGCATTAGATGCCAACACTACAGCAAACAATAACAATGCTTTTGGTTTTGATGCTTTAGGAGCAAACACAACAGGAACACAAAACTCCGCTTTTGGAGAAGAAACTTTATTAGTTAATACCACAGGTGGTCAAAATACTGCTATCGGTTCTGAAGCACTTAAAGCGAATACTACTGCTTCTAACAACACAGCTGTGGGTCGTGCAGCATTACAGGCAAACACAACAGCAAGTTTTAATGTTGCAGTAGGTTCAGATGCAGCAGCTTCAACAACAACTGGAGCTCAAAATACTTCAGTAGGTCATAATGCTTTTAATGTAAATACAACTGGTAGCAATAATGTAGCGATAGGAACTAACGCTTTAGATGCAAACACTACCGCAGATAATAATACCGCAGTAGGACACGCTGCTTTAACAGCAAACACCACTGGAGGAGAAAACACTGCTGTAGGTACGGATGCTTTAAAAGCAAACACCACAGCTAATTTTATTACAGCAGTGGGTTATGCTGCTTTAACAGCAAACACTACAGGGTCACAAAATGTAGCTGTTGGTAATAACGCTTTAGTAACTAATACTACAGCTGCTGATAATACTGCAATAGGTCATTTTGCATTAAAACTTAATACAACAGGTAATAATAACACCGCAGTTGGTTCACAAGCTTTTGAAGCAAATACAACAGGTTCTGTAAACACCGCAGTTGGTTCACAAGCAGCACAAGCAAATACAACAGGTTCTGATAATGCGGTTTTAGGGTATCAAGCTTTTTATACAAATACTACGGGTGGAGCAAATACTGCTATGGGTAGAGGAGCATTGTTTGCTAACACAACTGCTTCAAACAACACTGCTATGGGTTACTTGGCTTTAGCAGCAAACACCACAGGAGCTTCAAATACAGCAATAGGAGACATAGCTCTTGATGCCAATACCACAGGAAATTTTAATACAGCAATAGGTCGTTCTTCTTTATCTGCACAGACAACAGCAAGTGATAATACCGCACTTGGATATGCAGCAGGAGATTTAGTTACTACTGGTAGTAGAAATACTTTAGTTGGATTTAATGCTGGTGATAGTATTCAAAGTGGTGGTAATAATGTAATTATTGGTGCAACAAGTGATTGTGGACACGATTCAGCTAACGCTATTGTACTAGGTAGTGGCGTAACTGATGGACAAGGTGATAAATTTAAATTTGGTAAGGCGAGTAATGTTGTTGTAAATACATTTACTTCAGATGCTACTTGGTCAAGGACTTCAGATTTACATAAAAAAACTAATATAGCAGAAACAGATATAGGATTAAGTTTTATAAATGAATTAAAACCTATAACTTTTAATTGGCGACCTAATAACGAGTTTCCAAAACAGTATAAGGATTATTCTGAAACAGAAAATCACATGGATACAGAAACAAACCTATATGGAATGATTGCTCAAGATGTAGAAAAAGCTCTGCAAAAAGTAGGACATGAAAACTTTGGTGGTTGGTCAAAAGAAGAAGATGGTTCGCAAAGATTAGCACAAGCAATGTTTATCTATCCATTGATAAATGCAGTACAAGAATTATCAGCGAAAGTTGATGAATTAGAAAATAAATTAAACTAAGGAGTAAAAAATGGCAGTAACAAAAGCTATAACAAAATGTACCCCATACGTTAACAGCAGTAGCAAAGTTGATAAATGGGTTATAGAAATGAAATATGAAAATGGTAGTGAAGGTGATGCAACCTATTACACTTCTACTTTTAGCACTACAGTTGAGCAATCGGTAAATGGCTTTACTTTAAAAGCTAAAAGCAGTTGGTCAAATGCAGATTTAGTAGCTATTTGCCCTGTTTCACAATGGGATGCAGTTTTTGCTAGTCAAGTAGATTCAGTAATAACAAATCCGCCAGTAGAAAGTACCCCCGACCAAGCGTTTAGCGTACCTAGTTAATGGCAGAAGTAACAGTACATAATATGCCTTCTGTTTTTGTAATGGAAACAGAAATGCCGTTAAGTATGGTTAGTGATATAAACGACTATTTAGACGAATATAAAGCAGACAAAGATAAAAAGTCTTTAGCTGATACGTTAGTCGGACAAATTACGCAAGGCGAACAATTATTGTTAGACAATGGCGATAAACGCATTAAAGAATATACCGATTTTATTTGTTCGTTAGGTGCGGATTATATAAATTTTTTTAGCCAAAATACTGGCACGCAGTTAAATCATCCAAAAGCAGTAGCCGTTGATGAAACTTGGTCTGTGCATAGTTATGCTGGCGATTACAACCCTATACACGATCACGGCACTAAAACTGTTATGGGTATCTCTACAACAGGTTGGACTAAAGTACCGCAACAAATATTAGACCAACCTACGGCTGGCTCACAAAATTATTCTTTGTATCAAGCGTCAGGCGATTGCGATGGCTATATAGCTTTTCAATATGGGCGTAATGAATTAATGAATACGGAAAGATTAAGACCCCCACAATCTTTCGTTATAAAACCAGAAGTAGGAAAATTATTAGTTTTCCCTTCTTGGTTACAACACATGGTTTATCCATTCAAAGGTGAAGGTGAAAGACGCACTATAGCTTCTAACCTTAACTGTTGGGATATGCCAGCACAACCACAAGAAACACAGGAGTAAAAATGGATTTAATTATGAATTTAA